AGGTCTGGGCGGATCGCGCGCCCGGCCTGCCGATCGAGACCCCCGAAGAGGCGTTGATCCTCGCGTCGATCGTGGAGAAGGAGACCGGCGTGCCCGACGAGCGCGAGACGGTAGCCGCCGTCTTCGTGAACCGCCTGCGGGAGGGGATGCGGCTGCAGACCGACCCGACGGTGATCTACGGGATCACCAACGGGCAGAGCGGGCCGCTTGGACGCGGGATCCGCGCGAGCGAGCTGCGGGCGGAGACGGCCTACAACACCTATGTGATCGACGGGCTGCCGCCGACGCCGATCGCAGCGCCGGGGCCGGAGGCGTTGCAGGCGGCGGTGAACCCCGTGGAGACGGACTACCTGTTCTTCGTCGCCGACGGGACCGGTGGCCACGCCTTTGCCGAAACGCTGGCCGAGCATAACGACAACGTCGCGCGCTGGCGGCGGCTGGAGGCGGAACAAGGCGGAAGCGACTGAGAATCGACGCGTGAGGGCGTGTGATTCGACCCTCGCGGGACGGGTGAGCGAGGTCCCTGGGAGCGTTCGGCCCTTGTCGGCAAGGGCCTGAACGGAAAATTGGGGGATCGGCAGATTAGCCATTGACCCCACCGAACGCTCACAGGGACATTTACTGCAAGCTGGAAGAAATGGGCGAGTGACCCCGGGGGACGATGCCCCGACGGTCGCCTGCCTGTTCGCCGCCCGTGCACCAAAGTACGGGGAATTACCATGATGGACCAACTTGCTACGGCCTGCACGGATTGCGATCCGGGCGGGTTCGAAGGACGTGCGCGATCGGCTTTGCGTGCGATGGAGTCCATGCGGGTCGCCATGGACCGAAAGATGCAGGAAATCGAGGCGGGCGACATCGCGGAGCTGGACCCTGCAAAGGCGCTCAACCTGCAGAAGGAGATGGCTCGGGCGCTGGCGATCGCGACCGAAGCAGAGGGGAGGGCATACGATGCTCGATGCGAACGCGAAGGCGGAGGAGGTCTCGACTTCGGAGCTGCCGAGGCTGAGATCAGGCGCCGACTGGCTGTCCTGCGCGGGAGCCGACATGATGGAGGCGTTCCTCCTGGGACTTGATGCGAACACCATCCAGTCCCTGCCCTGGCTCTTCGAGTTCTGGGCGCTGCCGCACCAGTTGCCGCCCGAAGGGGACTGGCGCAACTGGGTCGTGCTGGGCGGTCGTGGCGCGGGCAAGACCCGCGCCGGGACCGAATGGGTGCGCAGCATGGTCGAAGGGCCACGCCCCCTGGACCCGGGCCGTGCCCGCCGCGTGGCCCTGATCGGCGAGACCTACGACCAGGCAGTGCGGGTCATGGTCGAGGGGGAGAGCGGGCTGATCGCCTGTTCTCCTCCGGATCGCGCACCGGTCTGGAAGGCGACGGCGCGCAAGCTGGTCTGGCCGAACGGGGCGGAAGCCTACGTCTATTCGGCGCACGACCCCGAAGCGCTGCGGGGGCCGCAATTCGACGCGGCCTGGTGCGACGAGCTGGCCAAGTGGAAGCGCGGCCAGGAGACATGGGACAACCTGCAATTCTGCCTGAGGCTGGGCAATGATCCCCGTAGCGTGGTGACGACGACGCCGCGCAACGTGGCTGTTCTCCGCGCGCTGCTGGGACAGGACAAGACGACGACGACCCATGCGCCGACCGAGGCCAACCGGGCCTGGCTGGCGCCGGGCTTCGTCGAGGCGGTCCGCGAGCAGTTCGGCGGCACCCGCAAGGGCCGTCAGGAGCTGGACGGCGAACTGCTCGACGATGTCGCGGGCGCGTTCTGGACGCCGACGCAGCTGGATCGGTGCCGGGGCACGGCGCCCGACAATTTCGAGCGCGTGGTCATCGGGGTCGACCCGGCGGTGACGTCGAAGGGTGGTTCGGACGAGACCGGGATCGTGGTGATCGGCGTCGAGAAAACGGCGGCGGGACCACGAGGATGGGTGCTGGAGGACGCCACCGTGACGGCGGCGACGCCGACGGAATGGGCGCATGCGGTCGCGCAGGCCTATGACAGGTGGAACGCCGACCGCGTGGTGGCCGAGGGCAATCAGGGCGGCGACCTGATCGAGGGGATGCTGCGGCAGGTGGCGCCGGCGATCTCCTACCGCAAGGTCACGGCACGCAAGCGCAAGGGTGCACGCGCCGAGCCGGTCAGCGCGCTCTACGAGCAGGGCCGGGTCAGCCATGTGGCGGGGTTGGATGCGTTGGAAGACCAGATGTGCGGGATGACGGCGCGCGGGTTCGCCGGGGCGGGATCGCCCGACAGGGTGGACGCGCTGGTCTGGGCGCTCTGGGCGGCGCTGATCGACGGGAGCCGGAGCGGGCCGACGATCCGCCAGCTCTGAGCACTAAGAACACACGACATGGAAGGGGGCCCGGGCGGCCCCCTTTCTCATTCTCGACAACAAGGGGCACGCGATGTTCGGACTCGGCAAGAAGGTGCAGGTGGCGCCCGAGGTGAAGGCAAGCGCCGTCGGGCGGGTCGCCGCCTGGGGCACGTCCGGTCGCAACGTCTGGTCGCCGCGCGACGGGGTCAGTCTGGTGCGGCTGGGGTTTCAGGGGAATCCCGTGGGATTTCGCTGCGTCAAGCTGATCGCGGAAGCGGCCGCGGCCGTGCCGCTGGTCGTGGCGGGAGACGAGGGGCGCTATGCGACCCACGCGCTGCTGGACCTGCTGGATCGCCCCAACGGCGCGCAGGGCCGCAGCGAGTTCCTGGAGGCGCTGTTCGCCCAGCTCCTGCTGAGCGGCAACGGCTATGTCGAGGCGGTCGGCCCGCTGGGCTGGCCCGACGAGCTGCACGTGCTGCGGTCGGACCGGATGTCGGTCGTGCCGGGCGCGGATGGCTGGCCGGTCGGCTACGACTACGCCGTCGGCGGGCGCAAGCACCGGTTCCGGGTGGGCGACGTCTCGCCCGTCGCGCATCTGCGGTTCTTCCACCCGACCGACGACCATTACGGCCTGTCGCCGATGGCGGCCGCCGCGAGCGCGGTCGACGTTCACAACGCCGCCTCCCGCTGGTCGAAGGCGCTGCTGGACAATGCGGCGCGGCCCTCGGGGGCGATCGTGCACCAGGGCGAGGAGATGTCGGTCGAGCAGTTCGACCGTCTGTCCGCCGAGCTGGAGGCGAACCACCAGGGCGCGCGCAATGCGGGCCGCCCGATGCTGCTGGATGGCGGGCTGGACTGGAAACCGATGGGGTTCTCGCCGTCCGACATGGAGTTCCAGCAGACCAAGGAGGCCGCGGCGCGCGAGATCGCGACGGCGTTCGGAGTGCCGCCGATGATGCTGGGCATCGCCGGCGACGCGACCTATGCCAACTACGCCGAGGCAAATCGCGCCTTCTTCCGCCTGACCGTGCTGCCGCTGGTGGGCCGGGTCTGCGAGGGGCTGGCGGGCTGGCTGTCGCAGCACGGTGCGGAACGGGTACGCCTGACGGCCGACCGGGACCGCATTCCGGCGCTGCAGATCGAGCGTGACGCGGAATGGCGACGGGTGGCCGAAGCCACCTTCCTGACCGATGCCGAGAAGCGCGACCTGCTGGGCCTGCCCCCGCTGAGCGACGCATGAGCGTCCAGCGTACCGGAGGATCGCGCTTTCTCTATGATCCGTTCGACGTGGCGAATGCCCGGATCGAGGCCAACGAACGCGTGCTGCAGGAACGCTGGGAGGCGCTGGAATTCCGGTTGCGGTCGATCGAGATCGCGCTGGAGCGTCTGGAACGCAGGCTGTGGCTCGCGGTGACGGGGGTCGTGGGCGCGATCCTGGCGCAGGCCGTCAAGTATCTGATCGCCTTATGACTTATCTCGAAAGGAGGCCCGGCATGGGCATGGAACGCAAGTTCGCGCAGGCGGAGGGCGCGGTGCGCCTGGAGGATGGCGCGCGCATCTCGGGCTATGCCTCGTTCTTCGGAGAGGAAGACACCGGCCGCGACGTCGTGGAACCGGGCGCCTATTGCGACAGCCTGGCGCGGATCAGTGCCGAGGGGCGCCGCGTCAAGATGCTGTGGCAGCACGACCCGGCCCGCGTCATCGGTGTCTGGGACGAGGTCTGCGAGGACAAGCGTGGCCTGTTCGTCGCCGGCCGCCTGTTGACCGATGTGGCGCTGGGCCGCGAGGCCGCCGCGCTGATCGAGGCGGGAGCGCTGGACGGATTGTCCATCGGATACACCGTCAAGCGCGCGACGCGCGACGATCAGGGGCGAAGGCGCCTGAAGGAACTGGAGCTTTGGGAAGTGTCGCTGGTGACGTTCCCGATGCTGCCCAGCGCGCGGGTGGGGGCCAAGGCCGACAGCTCGCGACGATTGGCGAACGTCCTGCGGGACGCGCGCCGCCAACTGGCGGGTCACTGACACGCCCCCACCACCACGCGAAGGAGAGCGGCCATGGCCGAGGACGGCATCGGTGAGGTCACCGAGGCGCTGACGGGGCTCGTCAGCGATTTCAAAGGCTTCCACCAGAAAATCGAAGACCGGATGAACCAACAGGAAGAGCGTCTCAAGATGAACATCAAGCATCAGCGCCCCCAACTCGAATCGGCCGACATGGACGCCCCCCACCAGAAGGCGCTCGACGCCTATCTGCGTTCGGGCGACGATGACGGGCTGCGTGCCCTCGCCCTGGAAGGCAAGGCGATGAACACGACCGTCGCCGCCGAGGGCGGCTATCTGGTCGACCCGCAAACCGCCGAGACGGTTTCCAACGTCCTGCGGGGCGCCGCCTCGATCCGGGCGGTCGCCAAGGTGGTGAACGTCGAATCCACCTCCTACGACGTGCTGGTCGACCATGCCGATCTGGGCGCCGGCTGGGCCACCGAGACCTCGCCGCA